TGCGTATAACTGAGCATAGCGAGGCTTAGTTAAACTATAAGTTAAACTTAATTAATACAATAAAAGAATACTTAACTATAAAGTTTAACTAAGTCTGTTGCAAAGGAGTTATTGGACTTAGGAAATGTTAAACGTATAGTTAAACTATAGAGTTGACATATACTTTGTGTTAGTATACAATTATTTGTAGTAGTTAAGTAGATATTACCTAACTTATAAAAATATAAGACTTAAAGTTTAACTAACGTACCGTAATCTTATTCATATCCGTAATAATGCTGACTTAAATAAAGTTTGCGGTACGCCTTTTCTCTTGTATTATGTATTGACAAAGATGGCTAAACGTATACAACTATATGCAAGTGAAAATGTATTAGAAGAGTTCTATAAAGCATTGGCAAGCAATGATACTCGTGCAATACAACGGGTACACATCCCTAAGAGTGATGTCTTCTACGTTCGTACAGCTATTGAGTCTGATACTGGCGTACATTACACGCTAGATAGAGTTGAACGTGCTATGTACCTAGAGGGTATGTTAAAACGTAGAGAAGTACTGGACCCTGACCGTATAAGAGAGTGGGAATAACTATGTTTCTTTCTATAGTTCTAGCTTGTAGCAGCCCTAATGTACTTTCTTGTACTGTACTGTCTAATGTAAACGAGCTATTTCCTACTAGAGAAGAATGTCTAGTTGATGCGTTTAAAGTTAAGGATGATTTCTTATCTGCTGGCGTATATGCAAAGGCTGGTTGTTTAAAGTTAGAAGTTATGGGGATTAGTGCTTAATGTCTGTAGAGTATAGAGGTGAAAAGTTTGAAGGTTACAACAAGCCTAAGAAGACACCTAAGCATCCCACGAAATCCCACGCAGTGCTTGCCAAAGAAGGTGACACCATTAAGCTCATCAGGTTCGGTGAGCAGGGAGCCGAAACGGCAGGTAAACCAAAAGCGGGTGAATCTGACCGCATGAAGAAAAAGCGTGCATCCTTTAAAGCAAGACATGCTAAGAATATCAAAAGAGGAAAACTTAGCGCAGCCTACTGGGCTGATAAAGTCAAATGGTAAACACATAGGAATATAATAACATGGCAACTACTACATTCACACAAGGCATTGAAGCCTATCAAACAGACATTACTTTTGGTGATGGCATTGATGTAACAGGAACTACTACACTTGGTAGCTCTGTAAACAGTCTCTTCGTCAAGCACGTAGCTCACGTTGATGGTGTTACAGTTAACTCTACTGCAGGTGACTCCCCAGCTATTGGTACATTTGTACAGCCAGCAGGTACAGTTATCACCGACATTAAAATCTTTTGTGTTACGGCTCCTGTTATTGGAACTGGTGACATTGGTTACGAAGTGGGTACATCTTCTTCAGGCGCACAGATTGTTGCAGCTATTACAGATGAAATCCTTGATGGCGGTACAACCGTTGTTGTAGGAAGCGTAACAACTACTACTTTGGTTGCCGCTACTCAAAATGCTTCAACAGCACCTGTCTCTGTACAGTATGCAGCAGCAGCACGTAACATCTTCTGTAACGTTACTAACTCAGTTAACTCTACAACTGATGGTTCCTTTACCTTTGTTATTGAATACGTACAGGTAGCATAATGGTTGATTCAGTAGGGTCAGTAACAGGAGAAAACATGGGGTGGACTGTGCAAAGCGCAGTCTCCCTAGGCAATGATGCCACTACTCATGTAGACTGCACAGATGCAAAGCTAGTGTATATCTTTACAAGCCACAAGCTTGATATGGGTTTTGCTACAGCAGAAGCAGATTCAACTGCAAATGATCTACAGCTACCTGCTGGTACACACTGCATGGTTGTTCCTAAGGGAATAGGTAATGCAACTATATTAAACTATAGTCGTGGTGAATCAGAAACTGTAGCTGTACGTGTAACGTTAGCTTAAACAAAAAGGAATATACTATGGCTAAGATGCCCATGACTATGAAGAACGGCAAGAAGGTTCCAACCTATGCAGCTGACGGTGTTGGCAAAATGAATAAGGGTGGAATGGCTAAGAAGAAACCTGCAGCTAAGATGATGGCTGGTGGTATGGCTAAGAAGAAACCTGCAGCTAAGATGATGGCTGGCGGCATGTCTAAGAAGAGCGGCTACATGTATGGCGGTATGACTAAGAAGCCAGCAGCTAAGAAGAAGTAACTGCATAACGGGGTTGCAATCTTGTACGTAGTCCCATAAGACAAAGCATGGTATAACTATCCTTGGTAATAGAGGAGTTATACCATGTTTAAACGTTTGTTCAAGAAGATACAAGAAAACCAAATGCGTAGAGCAGAGTACTGGCAGTTACATAACATGTCAGACAAGATGCTCAAAGACATAGGAATGACACGTGGCGAAATCCAAGACAAGTTCTACCTCCAAGAAAAAGTCTGGCGTTAATGCGGCTGGTAATTATACTAAGCCTACTATGCGTAAGTCTCTTGTGGCATCCGTTAAGGCTGGCGGCAAAGGAGGAAGCCCCGGCCAGTGGTCAGGGAGGAAAGCCCAGATGGTTGCTAAGCAATACAAAGCTAAAGGTGGGGGATATACATCATGAAGGGCGTAAAGCACTTTAAGAAGGACGGCATGGAACATAAGGGCGGTACTCACAAGATGCCTGATGGTTCTTTGCATACAGGTAAGGGTCACAGTAAGACAAGTGTAAAGCTTTTTCATTATAAAGATTTAAGCAAGACAGCAAAGGCTAAAGCTGATGGCGCTAAAAAAGTCTCAAAAAAGTCTTAAGTCTTGGACTAAACAAGATTGGACTACTAAAAGTGGGAAGCCGTCAACGCAAGGGCCAAAAGCTACTGGTGAGAGATACCTCCCTAAGAAAGCTATTAAGTCTCTTAGTGCTGATGAGTATTCCTCTACAACACGATCCAAGCGAAAAGGAACTGCTAAGGGTAAGCAGTATGTGGCTCAACCGAAAAAGGTTGCAGCAAAAGTAAAACCGTATAGGAAAAAAACATGAGAAAATATATGAAGCGTATTTTATGTGCAGTGTTAAATCGTGAGTGTCCCTGTACTAAATGTGAATGTTAAAAGGTAGTTGCATTTTTATTACTACCATGTTATAACTACGTATACTAAGAAGGTAATGAGTTCATGGCTAAGCAGCTAACTGAAAACCAACAGAAGTTTCTAGAAGTACTCTTTGATGAGGCAGCTGGGGATGTTCTTATGGCTAAACGGATGTCTGGCTATAGTGATGGTACACCTACACGTTCAATTACAGAGGCACTTAAAGATGAAATATTTGAAGCTACTAAAAGCTACATGTCAAGATTGGGTCCAAAAGCTGCTATTGCTTACGGGTCGGCTCTGGATGATCCTACGCAGCTAGGCGTTAAGGAACGCATGATTGCAGCAGGTCAGGTACTAGATCGTTCTGGCTTAGTTAAAACTGAAAAGGTAGCAGTAGAGTCTAGTGGTGGGTTGTTTATCTTACCACCAAAGGAAACTAATACGGACGATGAAACGTAAGACTGACTTCCAAAAGACAGACTTAGGCTATTGGATGTTACCCAAGCCTAGTAATATGAAGAGTTGGGAAAGAGTACCAAGGTTATCTAAGAGGTCCGTACCATTTGGTTATGAGATAGATCCTGAAGATGATTCTTGGTTGAAACCTATTGCTAAAGAATTAGAATTATTATTGCTTGCCAAGAAGCATTTAAAGCAGTATAGTTACAGGGAAGTATCTGCTTGGTTAACTACTCAGTCAGGCAGACGCATAACTCATGATGGACTTAAGAAACGTATAGATGTCGAAAGAAGACGCAAATCACTTGCTGCAATTAAACGTAAGCTTGCCCTCTGGCTCAAAGAAACGATCCAGCAATACGAAACGCTTGAAAAAGAAAGAATTGGTTACTACACCTACGAAGACGGAAGAGACAACACCTGAGCATAAAGTATTTGCAACGGTAACACCTGCACCTTATGACGTACAGTTTGCACAAGAGGTAGTATTTAAACCTAACCCCGGCCCACAGACAAACTACTTAGCAGCTAATGAACGTGAGGTACTGTATGGCGGCGCAGCTGGGGGTGGTAAATCATACGCTACACTAGCAGACCCTCTGCGTAACTTAGGTAACAAAGACTTTAGTGGACTACTAGTACGACACACTACAGAAGAACTACGTGAGCTTATACAGAAGAGCCAAGAGTTATACCCTAAAGCAATTCCGGGTATTAAGTGGTCAGAGAGAAAATCTCAATGGACTACACCTCAAGGCGGTAGGCTCTGGATGTCTTACTTGGATAAAGACACAGACGTTATGCGCTACCAAGGACAGGCGTTTAACTATGTAGCCTTTGATG